CCATCTCATAATCATAATTATAATTTTTCTGAGAGTGCCACAACAGGTGGGACTACTGCTATTTTTGTAGGCAATTATACTAATGTTTTTACTAATGGTGTTACAGCTAGTACTGGTTTAGGACGTCCACACAATAATATGCCCCCTTTTTACGTATTAGTATATATAATGAAAACAACTGATTATGATTTTTGTTATAATTATATTCCATAATTTCACCATAAATATACATGGCTCAAAATTTTAGCATTATAATAGCCTTGTGATTTTCTTTTTTCTAAACTAATTGCTTCACCTCTTTTTTTGGTTCCAGAATGTCTATTAAAATAATTGCGCATTCGTTTTCTATCATTATGATTTTTATGCGAATAATATTTAAGCGGAGTTCTATCTTTATATTGTTGATAATCTGATGCTCCAAAATGTATTTTGCGTATTTTTTGGGTTGTCTTATTTTGGATATATGCTGTGTATTTTTTTCCAGGCGGTCCTTTTTCAAATTTTATGATTTTTTCTTTCATATTATAATATTTTTATATATAATAAATATTATAGTATTATAGTATAATAGTAATATAAAAAATGATAAATATACCTATTAAATACTTACCTCATCGTCTTAATTTGAAAGATAAAAAACTACAAATTAAACAATTAAAAGCATCGCGTAACGCATATAAAAAGAAGCGCTATTTAACACGAAAAAATGTTGACTCATATAAATCCAAAAAATCGGCTCATATAGCAAAAGCGCAAAAGTTGTATAAACTAAAAAATATAGCAATAAATTCTGACTTAGTAAATGCAACAGGTTGTTCTAAAAATGCCTTATTACAAATTGTTAAAAAGGGTCGCGGCGCATATTATTCTTCTGGGTCACGTCCAAATCAAAGCGCACATAGTTGGGGTTATGCACGCTTAGCAAGTGCTATTAGTGGAGGCAAAGCAGCGGCAATAGATTATAAAATATTGGAACGTGGTTGTTCATCAAATTCAAAGGCACTAAAATTAGCGCTTAAAGCGAAAAATAATAGGACACGAAAAGTTCCAAAAATTAAATTAGTATAAGCTATTGTTATAACCTATAACAAGTTATAATACATAGATTTAGCTATTATATAACAGCCCACCAAACCCATTTTGAAAAATTAATAAATTGTATTTTTCTTCCATTATATACAAATTATAATAATATTTATAAATGTTTGTAGGGTCTTTTGACGTTGCTATTATTGCGTTTGTTTCTGGGTCACAAATAGTTGTAAACTCCACATTACTGCTATCTATTGGTGGATTAGCAAAATTATTATATTCAAATTCGATCGTTTTAAATTTATTTGTATTAAACGCACCATTTGGTTGTAATTTATAAGGGTCTGTTGTTAAAGCAAAATTGTAATAATATAAACCAACTTTTGAATTAGATCCATTTGACTTATTATATTTTTCTATTCTGCTAAATACGCTACTATCAAATGTTTGTTCTCTATATTTGCCGTCACATATTATACCAAAATTTTTCATAATCTCACATACATTAGTTTGTTCATAAACAGTTGGACTATACCCCGTATAATAAATATTTTTGGAAATATCACCAATATTATAAGTAAAATGAGGACTATAATATATATAATATAAGTCTGGTGTTGTGACTTTTTTCAAATCATTTGGAATACTATTTTCATAAGGCCAATTAGTATAATTAGACCATTCATTGCGCTCCTCAACATCACTTCTTTGAAAATACCACATCCAACTACTAATTAATCCATTTGATTCTAATTTAATTTTATTAGTCTTAATAACTTCTTTAAAACTATATTCTTTGACCTCTTTAATTAAATAATTTTGACTATTTTTGGCAAACATTTCTCGCTCGGCATTATCAAGAAAACATTGAGTACATAGCAAATGTATATTACTATTTATTCTATTTGTCAAATTAATATAACTGTCTCCAGATATATCTCTGTATGGCGGCGGATTTATAAATCGATTAAATTGATATTCTGTTGTTGTTTGAAGTGGGTGTATTTGAGGAATATTATTATAGTTAGTTATTTTGTAAGTATTTACACTCATATCGTATAATACATCTTTAATAGTAAACAACTCTTCTAACGGTCGCAATTTAAAATCAATAACCAAATTACTGTATTGTAAGCATATTAATGGAAATGACATAAAAGACGACATTGTAAACCAGCTGTTAATTGGTATATATAAATTATATTCTCTTATAGATGGTTCAATCCCGCTAATATCAGTGTTTGTTCCATTTATATTAAATGCATTAGGATAATTGTTGTTTCGATTATTGAAATTAGCCGGATCATTTAGTTCACTAATATTTCCTGTCATAATATCAAATAACTCTTTTTTATGAGAATCAAAATCACGCTCAACAACATTTTGCAAATAAGTACCGCTAAATTTTTGAATAGTTATTCCATCAATCATTATTTTAACTTCTTCCATTAATTGACATCCAATATGCTTAATCCATTTAAATTCGTATGGTCTATAAACAGCACTAATATCTCTATATTTATTATAGTAGTAAACTGGGCTCCATATTGCTGGTAATTTTAGCACTAAATAAGTATCCATCAATAAGTCACCATACCGTCCTATTTTAAAACTGAAAGTTGTCGATTTTGAAACTTCCAATTCTTTTTGTCCGACTTGGTCTATCCTAAATTTTTGTAACCCAAAATTAGTATATTTTGAATATGTGGATTTAAAGAAACTTTTAGTAGGATTACCTGTCAACATAACATTTTGGTCGCCAATAGCTATTAAGTTTAATAGTCCACCCGCCATAGTCTAATAATTTATATACTATAATAATTTTATACTAATATTAAAGTAATTAGTTAATTAGTTAATTAGTTAAATTAGTTAATTAATAAACTACTAAAGTATTTTAGTTAAAATTAAATGTTTTAATATATAAATATGGAGGAAAAAGATAAAAAAGGTAGTTTTTTTAAAGAGTTCAACAAGTTTTTTAAAGATTATTTTGGAAGTGACTCTAACAATAGTACTCCATCACTATATTTGTATATGACAATTAGTATTGTAATTTTAATATTGTTAATATTATTTGGTTGGATATATGATAGATTAGCATTAGAACAACGAACATGTGATAAATTAGAGAAATATTATAGGTCTAATATTGGAAAATCCTATTTTACAAGTGCTAATACTGTAGAAGCAAGTAGCGCAACGGATCTAACTACAACTAAATTTGATATATCTAATTCAATATTTAAAAATTATTATGTTAAAAGTGCTTATAATTGTTGTTGTGGTGATGGCTATAAAAATAATTTTGTTAATTTATGTGCTTTAGAAAAAACGATTTCTAATGGATGTCGATTTTTAGATTTTGAAATTTATTCATATAATAATAAACCAATAGTAGCTTCCTCCACTGCAAATAGCAACTTTATAAAAGAAACATATAACTCTTTAGATTTAGGTGATGTATTAAGTAGTGTTACAACACGAGCGTTTGATGCTATTCATACCAATTGTAGTCGCGATCCTTTGATTTTAAATTTTCGGGTTATGAGCACAAATTTGACAATGTTAGAAAAATTGGGTGCACTATTTGAACAATACTTAGATCTAGCTACTTCGGATAGTAACACTTTTCGCATAATGAAACAACATAATTATACGAATGGATCAATATTAAATGTCCAAATGAGAGATCTATATAAAACAATTATTGTTATATGTGATTTTTATCCATCAAATAATATAATAGAAACAAATAATGTATTAGCAAAATTGAAAACATATATTAATTTAAAGGGAAAAAGTGAATATTGTAAAACCTATAGATATACTGAAATTGCGGGAAAAACAGCTCAGTTCATAGATGAAACAAAAAGAAGTTTTGCTATTGTATTGCCTAATTTGAATAATTCTGTAAATAACAATGAGTTTGCGTCAGCATATGGTTTCGGTTGTAATGCTATAGCTATGAAATATCAAACCAAAGACGCAAATTTAGAAAGTTATATAGCACAATTTACAAATAAAGGAAACTATTCGTGGATTTTAAAACCTAATCATTTGATTGCGAATGTTCCAAGTAGTTTTCCTATTATTCCTTTTACAAGTCATACACCAATAGCAGATGCAGATCTTGATAGTACGTTACAAGCTCGTTTATCACAGGATTAATATAGAATAGAATTTTCTATTTTCTATTTTCTATTTTATGGAAAAATATTATAATAACACATTATATTATATAATATATTATATAATTTATTATGAAATCTTTTGAAGAAAAAGAATTAAAAATATTACGAAATGCTATTGATAGCGCTACTTATGAAGTAGGGAAAAAATTAGTTCAATCTGATACTATAAAAAAAATAATAGAAATATTAGAAGACTTTTTAAGAACACATAATACCCTATGTTATGGTGGTACAGCTGTAAATAATATATTACCAGAACAAGACCGATTTTATAACAAAGATATTGAAATACCTGACTATGATTTTTTTACGCCATTAGCAATGGAATATGCGACAAAGTTAACAAATATATATTATAAAGCTGGTTATGAGGAAGTAGAGGCAAAATCATCAGTTCACGCTGGAACATATAAAGTGTTTGTTAATTTTATTCCTATTGCTGACATAACCTATTTAGACAAAACATTGTTCAAAAACTTATTCAAAAAAGCTATTAAAATAAATGCTATAAATTATTGCCCTCCTAACTATTTGCGTATGGCTATGTATGTTGAATTATCAAGACCTATGGGCGATGTATCGCGGTGGGAAAAAATATTGAAACGCATTACTTTATTAAACAAAAATTATCCTTTAAAAGGAGAGCTTTGTAAATCTATAAAATTTCAGAGAGATTATGATGGTTCAGACAGCGACCGAGACAAACTTTATGAAGTTTGTAAAACATCATTTATTAATCAAGGATTAGTGTTTTTTGGTGGTTATGCCGCGTCACTTTATAGTCAATATATGCCCAAAAAAGAACGTGCACAAGTCAATACTATTCCTGATTTTGATATGTTGAGCGAAAACCCTATGTCAAGTGCGTTAATATTAAAAGAACAACTTAATTATGAAGGCTTTAAAAATGTTGTTATTAGAAAAAAGAAGCCTATTGGTGAATATGTAGACGACCATTGTGAAATAATTGTTAATAATGATGCAATTGCGTTTATTTACAAAACGGTTGCTTGTCATAGTTATAATGTATTAACACTACAAGGGCGCAAAATCAAAGTTGCCTCTATTGACACTATTTTGAGTTTTTACTTGATTTTTATTTATGCAAATAGACCTTATTATGATGAAAACCGACTATTGTGTCTTTCTGAATATTTGTTTAAAGTTCAAATCAAAAATCGTCTGGAACAAAGAGGGTTGTTAAAGCGATTTAGTGTAACGTGCTATGGCAAACAACAAACATTAGAAGATATACGCGAAGAAAAGGTGAAAATATACGATAAAGTTAAAAGCAATGAACTTTCGCGCAAATCCAGACTTTATAATATGAACTTTTTTAGATATATTCCAAAAGAGGGGTTTAAAAAAACTATTAAATATAAATTTACTAAGACAAAAGTGGGTAAAAGCCGATTAAGTAAGAGAAAGTGATGTTCTAAGTTTTTGTATTATTAATATATAGTTGTATATTTTTTATATATTAATAATATTTGGATTGGATTGGATTGGATTGGAATGGATTGTAGTGCCAAGCTAATTTTGAGAGCTATTTTCTAGTGATTCTATTCTTGCTATTAAACTATTTATAATTGTTTCTTGTGCTTTTACTTTTGTATGTAATTCTTTTATAGCAGCAAGTCCATATACAAAAATATTATTATAATTTACACCATATGGTTCTTTTATTAAATTGTTACTTTCATCATAATGGTCACCACCTCTAACACAAAAGCTTAAGTCAGGAATTTGTAATACTTCTTGAGCTATTAAACCTGCTTCATAATTCCAAGTATTTGCACTTAAATCTCCATTATAATCAGCATCTAACATTTCTAATGTTTTTTGATAAAACTTTGGAGTTAGTTTATCAACAATGTCTAATCCATTTATAATAACAGATTCATTATGTTTTAACCGGTCATCACTATATACAACAGTAAAAAAAAAATGAAGTGTGATACCATAAATAGCGTTCCAAAAATAACTTGAACCACCTAATAAATAAGTATTACCAACTGAAGGAACACAATGTCCTGTTATTACTGTTGATGGTAAATTAGCAGTTCCAGTAAATGTAGGAGAAGCAAGATTTGCTTTCGTGTCTTCGAGTGATGTAAGTGCGTCAGAAAATTGTTCTAATGAATCTGAAAGAGCTGAATCAAACTTTTCTATAGAAACTGCTCCATCTGCGATTATAGGATTTATTACAGAACCTGCAGTTAAAGATGCTGCCGCTCCATTTGCTCCCTGTATACCTTGTGCTCCCGTTGTTCCTTGTGCTCCTGTTGCTCCTTGACTGCCTGTTGCGCCTTGACTACCCGTTGTTCCTTGACTACCTCTTGCTCCTTGACTGCCTGTTGTTCCTTGAGTACCTGTTGTTCCTTGTGCTCCTGTTGTTCCTTGTGCTCCTTGACTACCTGTTGCTCCTTGACTACCCGTTGTTCCTTGAGTACCTGTTGTTCCTTGACTACCTGTTGTTCCTTGACTACCTGTTGTTCCTTGACTACCTGTTGCTCCTTGAGTACCTGTTGTTCCTTGTGCTCCTGTTGTTCCTTGTGCTCCTGTTGTTCCTTGACTGCCTGTTGTTCCTTGAGTGCCTGTTGTTCCTTGTGCTCCTGTTGTTCCTTGACTACCTGTTGTTCCTTGTGCTCCTTGACTACCTGTTGCTCCTTGAGCTCCTATTGCTCCTTGTGCTCCTGTTGCTCCTTGACTACCTGTTGTTCCTTGACTACCTGTTGCTCCTTGAGCTCCTATTGCTCCTTGACTACCCGTTGTTCCTTGAGAACCTGTTGTTCCTTGAGAACCTGTTGTTCCTTGAGCTCCTGTTGCTCCTTGAGCTCCTGTTGCTCCTTGACTGCCTGTTGTTCCTTGAGCTCCTGTTTCACCTGTTGTTCCTTGTGCTCCTGTTTCACCTGTTGTTCCTTGTGCTCCATCTATACCCCTTCTACCATAAAGCTCTGTAGTAAAATTACTTGTTGATGCATTAGTCCCTTCACCATAATCAACTTGAATAGTCAATTCATTAAGTATATAGCTTATTATAGTAGATGTAACAAAATTGGTTGGAGTGTTGGTTTCGTATGTTTTCACATACATTCCTGGGCGATATGCTGTTTCTAAAGCTAATTTATCTACAATCAAAATTATAGTAATAACTTCATTATTAATATTTTCAATAGGTTCAATCGTTGTTATCAATTGTGGAAAACCAATTCCATTAGCTCCTGTTGTTCCTTGTGCTCCTGTTTCACCTGTTGTTCCTTGTGCTCCTGTTTCACCCGTTGTTCCTTGACTACCTGTTGTTCCTTGACTACCTGTTGCTCCTTGAGCTCCTGTTGCACCTGTTGTTCCTTGACTACCTGTTGTTCCTTGTGTTCCTGTTGCTCCTTGAGTTCCTGTTGCTCCTTGAGCTCCTGTTGCTCCTTGAGCTCCTGTTGCTCCTTGACTACCTATTGCTCCTTGAGCACCTGTTGCTCCTTGAGTACCTGTTGCTCCTTGACTACCTGTTGTTCCTTGACTACCTGTTGTTCCTTGACTGCCTGTTGCGCCTTGTACTCCTTGAGCTCCTGTTGCTCCTTGAGTACCTGTTGTTCCTTGAGCTCCTGTTGCTCCTTGAGTTCCTGTTGCTCCTTGAGCACCTGTTGCTCCTTGAGTACCTGTTGCTCCTTGACTACCTATTGCTCCTTGAGCACCTGTTGCTCCTTGAGTACCTGTTGCTCCTTGACTACCTGTTGTTCCTTGACTACCTGTTGTTCCTTGACTGCCTGTTGCGCCTTGTACTCCTTGAGCTCCTGTTGCTCCTTGAGTACCTGTTGTTCCTTGAGCTCCTGTTGCTCCTTGA